GTTAAAACTAGAGTAAATTTACATAGGGAAAACAACTTAGATGCGGTAAGGGATTATGATAAAAAACGTAGTCTTTTACCACATAGAGTTGAAGCAAGAAAAACTTATTTAAAAACAGAAAATGGTAAGGCAGCTAGAAAACAGGCATTGTTAAATTATAAACACAATTACCCATTAAAATATGCTGCACATGTAATAACAACAAATGCAGTTAGAGATGGAAAGTTAATAAAAGAAACAAGCTGTTCTGAATGTAATTCAGATTATAAAGTTGAGGCACACCATGATAATTATACGAAACCTTTTGAGGTTAGATGGCTATGTGAACTATGCCATAAGGAATGGCATAGACACAATAAGCCAATTTATGAATAACTATTTGTTCATTACGTACATAGTTACTTCAAAGCCAAAACGCATTTCTGTAGCTGCTGGAGTTGTCCACATGGTATTTATCCTTAAGTAATATATTATGCTTAATTGCACAATATAATGGAATTATACGCTTATGTGGGTTTGCTCGACACAGGATAATCATTAGAAAGGTATCATGGATATACATATTTCAGAACATGATGTACATTGTATAGCGACTGCTGTTTATACAGAAGTCAACATGCAATCACTAGAAGAAAAGCTAGGGGTTATTAATGTCATTATGAACAGAGTTAGGTCTAAAAGATTTGGTCGTGATGCTTGTGAAGTAGTTTATGCTAGGGGACAGTTTGTTGGTATAGAAAACATGATGAAAGCTAATGAAAAGAACATAGACCAAGAAGCATTACTTAAAACTAAGCTGCTTGTAATAGATACAGTACTTTTTAAAAAGCATGCAAACCCTGTAGGGAATAGTTTATACTTCCATGACGATAGTATAGATATGAAATATATCTGGAACAAAAAACCTAATGTTACAATTGGAAGGATGGTGTTTTACTAATGGCTAAAAAAGAACCTGTGGCATGGCTTTATGAGGAGTTTGATGTTAAGTCTGGTGACCTAAAGAAGTCTTATTTATGGTCATTTCATCCTAACCAGCTTTCATATTTAAACGACCTAAAGAATACAACGCATCATATTAAGATAACACCATTAGTTCCTGGTGAACCTGTAGAAGAATATAAAGGATTATCTAAGTACGATAGTAAGAAACTAACGGAGGCACATGGTGGACTCTAAACCACTTACTCAAGAAGAAATTATAAAGGTATATAAAGAAGCATTTGGATACGGTAGTCAGGTAATAACAATTGACAAGATATTTAGATTTGCTAGGCTTATAGAACAATTGCATGGAGTAAAAGATGTACACTAAACTAGATGACCAACGACAAGCAAAGTTTATTATAAGTTATATAGAAGCAAATCCTGGTTGCAGCATTAAAAGTATTGTGCAACAATGCGTTGTTTGTAGAACTAGATTAAAGTATTTAGAAAGCCAAGGATACTTTACTTTGCCAAAGTGGACTTACAATAACACATTGGATAAACGATTTAAGAATAGAAAATATGTATCTGTAACTGTAGGAAGGGAGTATGGCAGATGGCAAGAGCAGAAAAGATATTAGAAGTGGTAGTATGGTTGTTGATTGTTGGTGGTATGGGTTGGTTTTTTTATGGTTGTTATCAGTTAATTGATTTATTTTTTATAAGGGGATAAGAATGGTTGATTTAGTGAATAGACCACCGCATTACTTAGTGGGCGGTATAGAGGCAATAGATGTGATTAAAAGTCGTTTGACTAAAGAAGAGTATATTGGGTATCTAAAAGGATGTAAGCTCAAGTATGACTTACGTTATCCATTTAAAGATAATCCACAACAAGATTTAGAAAAGTCTGATTGGTATAAGAACAAGTTATTAGATGCTACTAAAGATGATGGAGTTGAAATTCCACCGGAACTAGAAGCTCAATTACAAAGGTTTGATGATGAGTAAAATCTATTGGATATTTATTGTGGTATTAGCTGCATTAGCTATTTGGGGAACAGAGAGGGCTATGGCTCAAACTACGACTATACTAGCACCAGATGGGTCTGTAACCGTCTGTCAGGTTGGTAGTAATGGTGTGATTATTTGTGTCTAATGGTATGCGTAATAGTCAAGCTACTCATGTAGATTTTGGCTTTTTGCGTGGAGCAATAAAAAGTAATCCTAAAGTAATACCTGTAAATTTAGACATGGTATATGAACATAAGGGTCATTTTTTATTTGCAGAATGGAAACGTGAAAACGAAGAAATTAGTGAAGGGCAAAAGATACTATTAAGAAACCTAGCAAAACTACATACAGTATTGCTAATTATTGGACATAGTGATGAAACATCAACCGAAGTAAAAGATTTTTATTGGGTTCGTGGGCTATATATGACTCATGTTGGAAAGGGTATAGACTCATTAAAAGATTATATAGATGATTGGTGGAACGAATATTAATCATCCATAGGTGTTAATTCACCATAGATAGCTAGTTCTTCACCACTAATTTCTATCATGCTATCGTCATCTAATGTGATGACTATAGTGCTATCGCCATGCAATGCTTCACAAGATACAATCACTCTGCCTAGCATGTGATTACAAATAATTTCTACTTCTGACCGTTGCATAATTGTCCTAAGAAACATGACCATTCCAACGCCCATTCTCTTTTAATACCATAGGCATTAGCTTTGTTTGACCGTTAATAATAACTCCACAACCTACAATGAAACGACTCTTAAAGTTTTTAGCATAGTCAAATGCCATAGACTTTTGATGTATTAAACATCCTACTTGCATACCCCAAATAAGAGCATCTGGGTTACTGTAATAACCAATACTGAATTTAGTATGATAGTGACCCTGCACCGTACTCATTCCATACTGCTGGGCTACCTTTAAAACGTCTGCAGACATACCATGAGTGAAGAAACACCTAGAGTTATCACTTAGAGTTATGGTGTGGTCATCTACCCACTCCCAGCCTTTGCCAACGCCTAAGAACTCATTGTAATGTTTTAGGTAGGCTTTAGGCATACCATACTTTAATGCTCTGCGATAAACTAAAGAGCTATGGTTAGAGTGAACCAATACCATTTTAGGAAATATCTTTTCTAATTCTTTTACATGTTTCTTAGACTCTTCTAATTCATGTCCAGCAGAGTATAAGTCTGGATTATGTTCGTGCATAGAGATAGCGTGTTGGTCTAGCTCATCACCTATGTTGACTATATGGTCAAACTTGTATTTAGTCTTTAATGCTTTAAGAAACGCAAATGCGTCAGGATGATGATATGGAATATGTAAGTCAGATATGACTAGAACTGATTTATATTTCAAACTACTCTCCTAGGGTTAAGATGCTTTATTATAACCCTAAAAACAATTTGCGTTCATCTAATCTTCTGTTTTGTAAACCTTTTAATATCTTACCACCAGCTCTACAATATTTAACTAACGACTCCATAGCCGCTTCTTTATCGCCACGTAACAACGCTTGACGGATGGTTGAACGCTGAAAGCATCCAAGACCCAGATTGAAGCAAAAAGAAACAATGCTATCAAATTCATGTTGTCGGAGAGGCACGTTAGGTAACATCTTATGTACTCCCAACTCGAAGCGACGTAGGTCTGATTTAAGAATTGCATCTATTTCCTCATCGGTAAATTTTCTATTCCATTCCTTTGGTAATGTTTTGCCATCACCTATTAAATGACCCACTCCCACTGTCCATAGTTTTGCGGGACACTGGTATGGTTTGTTACGAACTCCCTCATGGTGCTTAATAAGAGCGATGCCAGCTTTTGATACATTCACTTATTTCTTTTCCCAAGTACGAGACCCAAAGTAGAAACCAATAATAGATGCTACGATAGCCATTTCATCAGTAGAGAATACTTCTTGTGAAGCTACAACAAAATCAACACCAGACCACATAGCCCATGCTAATGATATAAAATTAATAAGCACTAGCTCACCTACAAATATAAATGCCACTACAGGTCTTACCATAGCGTTCCAATTACGCACTGTAGGAGAAGCAGATTCTACTAATTTTTTATCATGGTCATATAATGCTTCACGTTCTTTTGCATAGGTTTCAGCATAAGTACCTTCTAGTTCAATAGCTGCTATTTTTTCTTGAGCTATAAAACCTTTTTCTGCCATAGCCATTGCTTGAGCATTTTGTAATTGAGCCATTTCACGCTCATGTTTTTGGTCTCCTTTTTGTTGAAAGAAGCCTAGAATGTTTGGGAGCCCTGCAGTAGCAAAGCCAAGAATGGAGGAGAGGATGGATAGCATATTAGTTATTCAATGGGTTTACCATTGCCTTTCGTAGTTGTTTCATTTCATCTTTAACGTTTGTCACTGTATCTGTAATCTTATCTGCAGTAGCTTTAGCAACACTATTAGCTTCAATAGCACGACCATAAGCTTCGTTAGCTTTTTCTAATGCACGATTATTAGACATCATTACATCAACTAATTGACGTTCAGTAGAACGTGATCTATCTTCTAAAACTATGATACGAGTTTCAACAGAGCTCATCTTTTTTACTTCCTCAATCGTCGAGGTCAAATCGTTGAAGAGGGTTATCCCGTAATATACTGCGCCACCTATTGGCACTAGCACGGATAAGATAATCCCCAGTATCATTTGCGCTGATAAATTCAAGGAGTATGTTTTGTTGTCGCCCATATTCTTCTTCCTGTATAAGTTTAATTGATTCTTCTAGTTGCGCTTGTTGCATATTGTATCCTGAATTTATAAGTTGTATAGACATCACAATGCCAAATCCAGGAACTAATGTTTTACCCTTTGGTACCTCTGGTGCTTTACCTGTACCCGATGTCGTCGTAGTACTTGTAGAAGTTGATGCGCTGTTTGTTTCGCTCTTCACTGTGGCTACCGAAGTAGTCACTGTTTCTGTTGTCGTTGTCAATGCAGTCATGTCCTGAACAATTACAGGTTCTTGTTGAATGATGGGTGCAGTGGTGACTTGGTTCACTACACTGTTTGGATTCATAGGACTTATTGGACTGACTGGCGATGTTGGATTGTTTAAATTTGTCGCTGTCATCTTGCAAGTATTGTATATTTCCGACCATACAGTCCAAGTTGGAGAACCATACGGATCGGAACATATTGAACTTCTCTGTTCCTGAATAGAACCTTCGAAGCCGTTTAAACATCCTAGAGTTCTTGTCTCTGTAGATTCAATGCACGTTGGTGGGTTTGGCGTGCAGTTGTCGGAAGTTGTTGTCCAGTCTGTCCACTGGTTATTGCTACAAGTTTTAGTTCTGCTTTGATTAATTGCACCTGAGTAATTAGGTTGGCAAGCAATGCTTTGAAATTCAACAATGTCTTGACAGGGAGGTTCCACAGGCTGACCACACTCAGGGATGCTAGGATATAGTTGACACGCAAGTTGTTGACAAGCTTGTAGAGTAGTGCCTTGAGCAACACCAAGGCTTGAGAATACAGGACCGTAATCAGTCCATTGAGTTGCATAACAATAAGCATAGGCATTATTCCTTAGTAGCAGGAGAAGTAGGAAGAGTGTAATTCTGACCATATAATTTTTTAAACTTCTCAGGGTCTTTTTCATACCAAGCTTTCTTAGCTGTAAATCCTACAGCACCACCCATAGGACAAGGCGAGCCACTCATTTCCATAGCCTCCCAAACTTTTGGGTCTTGGCATAGCACTGATACAGCAGCTACTTTAAGTCCTAAATCGTTGAGAGTTTTTGCTAACTTAATCTTTACACAGTTCTCATCAAGTAATACTGTGCCACCTGATAAAGAGATAAAGCCTAAATTTCCTGCTGCACTAATAGGTACTGCACA